AACTACCCTAATAGAGTAGTAACTATGTCACAGATTATCTTTATTAGAATCGGCAATCCCATGTTTAACTGCTAACCTGATGATTCCATAAAGCATAAATCCTATAAAAATATACCAAATAAAAGCTAAAAAAGTTCCCAAAGCAATACCTCCTTTTAGGTATTGTAACATATTTTATATTTTACCAAGTCAGTTATCCGACGAAATGCTTTAATCAGAACAGATAATTAAAAGGATTCAAAATTTCTAAAAACAAGTTCAGAAATAATTCTTTAAAGTTTACAAAGAAAGGTTCTCTTTTAAAAACTAATCTAAAAAAACTGATTATGAGAGATGCGACGAGACACAACAAAAAATATATCAAAGCAAATATTAGTATTACTGAAACTACTTCTTTTACTTTGTCCATAAAAAGACTCCTTTTTAATTAATAATCAAATTATATCATTAAGGGGAGTCAGCAACCCTTACAGTATTGCAAGACAGTAAATAATAAAAGATAGTAGTAAATTTCCGCAATCGTCAGCGATAGCAAACAGGAGGGATAAGTATGAAACCGAGATATAGAGCATGGGATAAAGAAGAAAACCGTTGGATTAATATTGCATCTTTAGTATTTGATGAAGAAGGGGAATTGTGGTATTTGAGTCCGGTTATGGACGATTTTAATCCTGTTTATTATGAAAATGACCTTGGTAAAACATGGGAAATAATGCAATCAACAGGTTTGAAAGACAAGAACGGCGTGGAGATTTTTGAAGGCGACGTTGTAAAAGTATCTGATGGGGGCAACGAAGAAGACAGCTACACCAGTGTGGTTAAGAATTATGCGGACGAGGGTTACCCAGCCTTTGATATTGAAGCTCCCAGCTCGTGGTATTACGAAAGCAACGTTTTGTCTACAATTATGGGGGGAGATTACGAGACAATCGAAGTTATCGGCAATGTTTGGGAGAACCCAAACCTACTGGAGCAAACCTATGAAAACTAGTTATTCTATCATCATAATACTGCTAACGATCGCAGGCCTAAGTTGGCTATCCTATACAATTGCTGAATTAGAGAGGGGAACAGATGAAAAGTAAATATGTGATTTATATCTTGTTAGCAATGCTTGCTGTGTCTTGTTGGGGATCAACGTACGTAATTTGGTCCCAATCAAAGCAAATTGAGCAGTTACAAGAACAGCTGCAGCATGAGCAGATGAAGTACAAGATTCTTATCAAGGACCCATTAGTCAGGAATGCGATGAAAGCGGGGGGATGAAGATGTCAGTTGCAGTACTAGGTACAACGGCTTTTGTTGTGATTATGTTTCTATGCGTTGTGATAGGGAAGGATACTGACAAAAAGGAGCAAGATTATGGAGGAAGCTATTTTATGGAACAAGATGGCTTTGATCATCGAAGTGATCGTCACAGAGCAGTTAAAAGAGATCGAAAGTAAAACAAAATAAAAAGCATTAAGCAATCGCCCAATGCCCCCAAAATAATGATTTTGTCCCCGCCAAGGTAACTTCATTATACCAAATAAAGGGGCGATTGAGCAATGATGCTATTACTAAGAGAAGTTGATTTCTCGCAAACGAGAAAAAATGCACGATATGTTTTGAAGAACTACCGTCGGTTGGAGCGGATTGCAGGTCGTTCAAAGATCGATGTCCGCTCACCGATTATTACTGATATGCCTAGAACACCTAGTAATGGAAACAAGTCTGAGGATGCTTTTATTCAAAGATTGGATGCAGAAACAGAAAGAGATGCAATCATTGTGGCGCTTATGGCTTTGAAGCTAACAAGCAGACAGATACTTTATTATAGCTTCTGCTTACAAGATCAGTATTCTAATCTAAGGATCGCAGATGAGATGGGCTATTCAGTTCGGCAAATTGAGCGAATGAAATCAGATGCATTGGTTGAATTTGCTGAAAGTTATCGTTGTGGCAAGCTTGTCGCTTATCGTTGAAAATGGCGGTTTTTTGGCGGTATAATGGCGGTTTAATGCCAACAATCCATAGTAAAATAGTATTATCAATTATTGTAAATAACAGGGCGCACTCCTTTAGGATACCTTGGCAGACCTCCTTTCTGAAAATTATTCCCAGCGCCCTGTATTTAATTAAGACGGCGACAAAAAATCTATTATGAATGGAGTTGAACACACTCCTTATCTTCATTCGCTAGTCGTCTTTTTATTATGTCACTGTGGCGGAAGTAGAAGACGCAACTCGCAAGGGTAAACCTATTTGGTCGTTGCCGTGAAAGACGCAAGGCTTTGATTATTGAGTGAACACGCCTTGGAGAAATAATCGTGAGTGGAGCATTACCACTCCAGTGACTTTGGGAGTTGTCAATTAGATTACTCACATTATCTTTGGTGCTTCCTGCTAAACAGTCCTTCGGGGCTGTTTTAATAATGGAAATTTTTGATTTTTCTTGCTATTCTCATATTAAGAGGTGGTAAAATAATGCATGACGTTTTCTATAAACAGTTAGTAAAGTTAGAGAAAGATATAATGTATAAATTCTATGAGGAAAAACAAATCGAATTTGGTTTACATGATGGCGCTATATATGGTTTGATTATTGAATTTCGAAAGAAAAGTATGAGTGCATTATATTTATTGGAAAATAATTTAACATCTGGTGTTGGCAGTTTGATTCGATCATTATTTGAAATAACTATATACCTTGAGTTTATAGTTAAAAGTGACTCAGTAAACAGAGGAACAGCTTTTTGGCTAGATTATAAGTTAACACAGGTCAAACTGTTTTCCTTGTTAAAGGGCAATAGTAAAGAAAGTAGAGAGACAAGGGCATTTTTACAAATGGATTTAGATGATTTTTTAAGAGAATCTGAGTCTTATTTCCCTGAAGAGAGTGTCGATAAATGGGAAAAACAATATGATAAATTACTTCCAAGGAAAGATAGGAGACCAAGAAAATGGTATGACTTTGACGGAAGAACCAAAAATTTTTATGACCTATGTAAATCTATGAATAAAATTGGTGAATACAACACTATTTTTAGAATTTTTTCGCAGAATACTCATTCTAGTGACGTATCTAGGAATTTAAACATAGGGGAAAATTATTTAGAGGTTGAGAGTCAGGTTGATAACAAAGAAGCGTTGACTAAGTTAGTACAAAGTTTAACATATTCTATTATTAATAGTGCTTTTAAATATTATGACCTTAAAGGTACGGAAAGAGCAGTGCGTTCTTCATTAAAACTATGTTTTGGAAATAATAAGTAAACATTCCTTTCTAAATGCAAAAAATTCAAGATTCTGTTCTTGATTTTTTACCTTATATTTATAAAACAAACACAGATTGCGAGGGTAGAGTAGTGAAATTGACTGAAAAACAACGCAGGTTTGCGGATGAGTACATTATCAGCGGTAATGCTACTCAAGCCGCTATTTCTGCTGGGTATAGTAAACGAACGGCTAAGTCTGTAGGCAGTGAGAACCTGACAAAACCTGACATTAGGCAATATATAGACGAAAGACTCGAGCAGATGCAGTCTGAAAAGATTGCTAGTCAAGAAGAGGTGTTGGAGTATCTTAGTAAAGTTATGCGAGGAGAAGAGACCGATCAGACAGTCGTGTTCCAAGGTGCTGATTATGGCTCTTCAATTGAAGATATACAGGTAGCTAATAAAGATCGTCTAAGAGCAGCTGAACTCCTTGGCAAGAGGTATAGCCTATGGACTGATAAAGTGGAGCTAGATGGCAATATGGATCTGAAAGTGGTGGTTGATTATGGCGATGGCGAAAACGAAGCGCCAAATGATAGTTAAGGTACAATTTAACCGAAATTTCCAAACCTACAATACCACTAGGAAAAGATATCGATTAGCTAAAGGATCAGCTGGTTCTGGTAAATCCGTAAATACTGCGCAAGACTTTATCATAAAACTTGGAGATCCGAAATATAAAGGAGCAAATCTTCTCTGCGTTCGTAAAGTCGCCGAGTCAAATAAAGATAGTACGTATGCTGAATTGAAGTCTGCTATTTATAAGATTTACGGATCTGACTACCACAAATATTGGTCCATTAAATCATCGCCTATGATGCTCGAATCAAAGATTACTGGCAATCAAGTGATATTTCGTGGAATGAAAGATGACGGACAGCGAGAAAAAGTAAAATCTATTACTTTTGACCGTGGAAAACTAACTTGGATATGGATCGAGGAAGCGACAGAACTTTATGAAGCCGATGTAGATATTCTCGATGACCGTTTACGTGGTAATTTGGATTTTAACCCATATCTTTACTATCAAATGACTTTTACTTTTAACCCGGTATCAGCTACTCACTGGATTAAGGCAAAGTACTTTGATGTAACGCATCCAGACATTTTTACTCATCAATCAACATATCTACAGAATCGATTCATTGATGAAGCCTATCACCGGCGGATGATCATGCGAAAAGATCGTGATCCTGATGGATATCAAATCTATGGGCTCGGCGAATGGGGTGAGTCAGGTGGGCTTATCCTTACCAATTACATTGTAGAAAACTTTAACACAGATCCAGAACGTTTTGATTACATGGTTAACGCTCAAGACTTCGGATTCAATCATGCCAATGCTATTGGTGAAATTGGATTTAAAGATGGCGAGCTTTTTTTGTGCCGTGAAATCTATGAGTTCGAAAAAGATACGAGTGAGCTTATTGCACTCGCTAATGAAAAAAGAATCAATAAAAAGCTGGTTATGTGGTGTGACTCTGCCGAACCGGATCGAATTAAAATGTGGCGCAAAGCAGGCTATCATGCTGAAGCTGTTATAAAAGAACCCGGAAGCGTGTCAGCGCAGATCGATTATTTGAAGCAGATGCGCATCCATATCCATCCTAGTTGCACAAACACGATCAAAGAAATACAACAGTGGAAGTGGAGAAAGGACGAGAAATCCAATACTTTTACAGATGATCCGGTGAATTTCTTTGATGATGCAATGGCTATGTTGCGATACTCTATTGAACTGGAAAGGCGTAAAGGTCAGCAAGCCAAGAAAAGACGTACAAATAGAAAGACAGCATTTTAGGAGGTGGTTTCTTGACATCGAAAATTATTAGTGGCGGATCGTCAGGATCTGTTCCTAAAGAATATATCAAAAAGAACGTGAGCATTGAGAAGAAAAGAACTCTAAAGTTTAAGTCTGCAGGTGGTTTTGATCAAAGAAGAGATTTGACCCAATTATCTCCACCATATGATATTGCTACTTTACGATCAATCACCGATATATCTGACATTCTGAATCAATCAATTGAAGCATACGTAACGAACGTGGCTGGATTTGGTTTTGGTATACGTTACAAGGTTGACGACACCGAAGAAACAGCAGAGATGAAGGCAGAATGGAATCAATTGGATACCCTTCTCAAAGAATTATCCTTTGAACGTCCGCCGAAAGAAGTGATTGAGGAGGTCATTCGACATGTTGAAGAATGCGGGAATGGCTATATTGAAGTTATTCGTAATCTTAAAGGTGATGTTGTAGGAATTGATTCTGTCAAACCTGAATACATGACTGTTACCAAACTAAATAAAGTGATAAATGCGGACGGCTTAGAAATTAAAGTCCGCTATTTTGTGTTTCGCGATTCTATGGATGATTCTGTTAAAGAATCTGGAACGTGGTATAAAACCTATGGTGACCCTACTCCGTTGAATTCAAATGGAAGCGTGGGTTCTGAGGGGCAAGGAACAGCTACTGAAATCATTCACCTCAAAAATGGTGATTTTCAAGATCCTTATGGCAAGCCTCGCTGGGTAGGTCCATTGATTAAAATACTTGGAAATCGTAAAGCCGACGAATTGAACTATCGATATTTTACTCAGGGAAGACATATTCCTCTTGCCATCACGCTAGAAAATGCGCAGCTGACTGAACAATCCGAAGCCACGTTACAGGCATATGCTAATGCAATTGGCGGGGAAGAAAATCAGCATAAGTTTTTATTGCTAGAAGCTGAAAAAGTAAGTCCTGCAGAAGAAGGGCTAGGATATGGGGAAGATAAATTCAAGCCAGCAATTAACATTGAGAAGTTAGCAGACATCTTACAAAAAGACGCTCTATTTCTTGAGTACGATGAGAACGTTATTGAATCAGTTCTTGGAGCATTCCGTTTGCCCCCAATTTATGTAGCAAGATCAAGCGACTATACAAGAGCTACTGCTGAGACTGCTAAAGAACTGACGGAAGAGCAAGTGTTCCAGCCTATGCGAGAATCTTACGATTGGCGTATTAATTCGCTTTTCAGGGAATATGAATTCAAGTATGTAGAAGTGTTTCTGAAATCATCCAATCTTGTAAATATGGAGGATGTTAAAGCGATTCTCACACCCGCTATCCAAGCAAATGCCGTGGCTCCAAATGATCTGAGGGATATTCTTTCTAAAGCCCTAAATAAGCCACTAGAGGCATTTGACGGTGACGAGTACAATTATCCGTTAAAGAATCAAACAGCCTCATCAGCTTTAAATCTTGGTGAATTAGACGTATCCAAAGCATATGGCGAAGGAGAGGTAAGTGAAGTTGCTGCAAGTATTCGACGTATGATCCGGAGTGTGAAGGCTGATGAATGATGAAGAATTAATCAAAGCCGCTCTACAGCTAAAAAAAGAAGAAGATGAAGAATTAGCCAAGCTTTTAGAAAAAGCTGGCTTTTTGTTTGTTCCGATTTTGCTCAAGTATATTTTGCAAACCGAAGATAAGATGGATGACACGCTACAGATTGACTATGAAGAAGTCTGGGAGAAAGTACAGAAGTTCCTGGAGAAAAGGAAAAAGAAACCCACCAAGTTATCTATCAAGGTCATGCTTAGAGGAAGGTCGTTTAAATCAAATATGAAAAATAAGGTCATTCCTGAATTAAGAAAGACTTTCTTTGGGTTGTTTGATGAATTTAATGCCAAGTATGATGGATCTGAAGGCTTTGATTATCAGACGAAACACTACCGAGATATCGAAAAATGGCTTAGGACGCTGCCAAAGTTAATGAACATCACTACAGAGAATGCTCTTGTAGGAGTGATTCAAGAATCTTTTGATGAAGGCAAAGGAATCCGATGGTTAGAAAGTAAACTGTCTTCACTTCCTGAATTTTCTCGCAATCGTGCCAGAACAACTGCGATCACTGAGGGATTAAGGATGTACTCTGGCAGCCAGTATGAAGCGTTCATGCAAAACGATGCTGTTATAGGTATGACTTGGCACCACACTCATGGCATAAAAGAACCGAGAAAAGGTCACGAGGCAATGGACGGTCAAACAATCGCTAAAGGCGAGTACTTCATCGTCAATGGCGAAAGTTGCCGTTATCCTCGTGACCCTAAGTTATCTGCTAAGGAGTCAATACATTGTCATTGCTTTTTGGTGCCACAAATTGAATAATCATTTTTTCTCATTTTTACTATCTTTTTCTTTTAGTTCTATTTTCCTTAATCGGATCTCTAGATCATTTCGCTTTATTTGTTGAAGATCCATTAATGCTTTGGTTGTAAAATTAAATGTTTTACCTAAAGATGACGCAATAGATCGGATAATGATAAACCATAATATAAAAGTATCGATTGATTCAGGGAATATTTCTCTTACATAATCAATGGGTCCGCCAACTGGTTTCAAATAGCTTAAATCTTTTTCGAACTTGATAAGTGAGATTTTATCCTGTTCATTCAAAGTAGAATCTTGTTCTAACGCTTCAGAAAGGGTAACTTCATTGTTTTTAAGAAATTGAAGAATAGACATATTAGCAGCAACGATCGCTGCAAGATAAGGTTTTATATCGCTTGTTTTATCAATAGAATTAGATAAAAAAACTTTTAATTGTTCTTGGCGAAAATAAAAATCGGATGTCTTAGGTGATTCGAGTAATTCACTTAGATATTCACTGTTATAGTATTCCTGCTCCATAAAATCAGTCCTTTTATTAACAATTATAACATTGAAAGGTGGTGAGAAAATGCGAAAACTAGAAAACGTTCTTGTAACACATGTTTCATACGTGGATAAGGCAGCCAATAAGAAATCATTCTTTCTTACTAAGTCCTCTGAAGATTTGAAACCTAATTTTGAAACCGAAGTTAAGCTGGTCACTAAATCGGATGATCCACAAAAACTTGTATATGGTGTTGTTTATGAGCCTGATGTTGAAGATGTTCATGGAGATTTCATGGATGCTGAAACAATCGAGAAGGCTGCACATGGATTCATGGCGGATTATCAACAAATTGATAAACAGCACGATTTCACCACGAATGCCGGAAAAGTAGTAGAGAGTTACGTTGCCCCTGTTGATATGACTATCGGCGAAACCACAATCACAAAGGGAACGTGGGTACTTGTCACTAAAGCTACTGATGAAATGTGGGAGTCGATCCAGAAAGGTGATTTTACAGGATATTCATTGGCCGGCACAGCTCAGGTCGAAGAAGTTCAGAAGCAGACTGCCGATAACTTTGAAAGAGGTAAAACCTATCGGGATGTTAATGCGGCGATCGATGCTTTCAGATCGGCCACTTGGTCAATCTTGGACAACTACACAGACAGCGATGCGGATAAAGTCGCCAGCATTCAGTCGGAAATCGGCGAGTTATCCACACTTATCGGCACAATAAATACGACTAAATCAATTACCAAACAAGGACTAATCGAAACGGTTAAGTCCTTTTTTAGTACAAATAAATCCGAGGAGGATGAGGAAATGACAGAAGAACAGTTAAAAAAAGCGCTCGGCGAAGCGCTGAAACCAGTAAACGATCGTTTATCAGCGTTGGAAAAAGGCGATAAAGCAGATGAAAAACCAGAAACAGCGAATTCAGAAGCTAGCGTTGAATTAGATGCTGATGCTATTGCTAAGGCTGTATCAGAAGCCGTGGCACCTTTGAATGCGAAGATTGAGAATCTTGAAAAATCTCGAATCAGCAACAATGCAGAACAAAATTACACAGAAACAGTTGAGAAATCGGTTGTACCATCTTATGTGGACGCTGCTTTCCCAATTTCTGAATAAAGGGGGAAACACAAATGACAAACGTTTTATCGAACAAAACATTGATCAAACAAATGAACGCAATCTTGAAAGCTGGTAACAATGTTACCTTACGTGAAGACAATGCTCGAGCGTTCTTCTTAGATGCAGTTGCAACTGCAGGAACTATCGGGAAATTATTTGTCCATTTTGCCAAATCAGGGACAGGATCTTTGGATAAATTAGGTGTTAAAAAGCGTACATTGAAAAAACATCTAGGTATTAACACTGAAGATACTGGTACGGATATCAAAGAAGAAGACACAGTACCATTTTCTCTTGTTCCGGTATACTTAGATACATGGATCGAGAACAGCAATACATTTTATACTGCTCGCACTCGTGGACAAGATGTCCGTCAAGCGTTGCTTTCAATAATGCAAGCCCAGTATGCAGCGGATTTACAAGATCTAGCTTTTAATGGTGATGAATCTTCATCTGATGCATTCGTGAAGTTAAATGATGGGTACATCAAAATGGCTAAAGCATCTGCTGAAGTAAAAGTAGAAGGTGCAAAATTGCCGACTATTCAAGAACTAACTGCTGCAACTGCTAGAATTGAACCGAAATATTTGCGTCAAGGAACATTTAAGTTCTTTATGTCTCAAGCGACAGCTACGAATTACGTTGTTGAACTACAAAATCGCACTACTGCTTTGGGAGATGCAGTATTAGTGGACGGTGCCCTACGCAATATCGGTGGATTTGGTGTCGAAGTTGTTGAGTCTATGGAAAACAATGTAATTCTGTTCACTCCTTATGAAAACCTTGCTGTTGTATCTGGTTTGACTGTTACTTTGACAACCGCTGCTCAAGACAGCCGTGCCGTTGCAAAACAGGCAACATATCACTTCATGCTTGATGATATTGACTTCATCATTCGTGAACCTAAAGCACTAGCTTACTTCGGTATTGACGCAACTCCAGAAGGATAAGAAAGGGAACGGTGAAAAACATGGCAAAATACAACGTTTTAAAAAAATTCCGTGATAAAGAAACTAAAGAAGTTTATGAAGCAGGGACGGTCATTGATATGACCGTTAAACGTGCTGAAGAAGTTGCTGTAAATCTAGATGATTCTTTCTTAGAACGCGCTGAAGAAAAGAAAGATGACAAGAAAGCCGGCAAAGACGATCAGAAGGAAGACAAAAAAGAAAAGTAGGTGAAGATCATGTCTGAACCTTATGTTGATGAAGTCTTTTATAAGGATGATTACGAGGGAACACCTGTTGAAGCTGGGGACTTCTCTCGTCTATCCAAAAGGGCTTCGGACATTATTGATTCTTTAACAGAATATCAAGTGCCTAAAATTGGTTTGGATAAATTTTCCGAACATGTACAGCTGCTGATTAAAAAAGCATGTTGTGCTCAAATAGAATACTATCAAGTTGAAGGTATAGATCTTGATGTTACAGGAAATACTTTGAGCGGTCAGAGCGCTTCTATTGGTGGGTTTAGCTATTCTGGCGCAACAACGTCAACGAGTAAGCAAGCTAATCGAGTCGCTCCGAGTTGTCTCTCATATTTAGAGGGAACCGGTCTTTTGAGAAAAAGGAGTGTGAGGCTCGGTGTCATTTAAGCCAATACCTAAGCACTTGTTGATTCATGAGGTTATCTATCAGGCTCCAAAGCCTGATGATGATGGCTCAATGGGAAGTGGTGAACTACCTAACCCACAGAAGATTGAACATGTAAGGTTTACTCCTAAGCGAAAAAGAATTATAAAAACGGATAATACAGAAGTTTTGACTAACGGCATTTTGTACGTCGATGCTGTTAATTCAAAACCTTTTGTAAATCCTAGCGAGGACGGAACAATTACATTTCAAAACCGCAAACTAAAAATCGTTGAATGCTATGAGGTGTTCACGGACCAGTTAATTCCACATCATATTGAGGTGATGTTGCAATGAGCGGGAGATTTGAAGGTAATTTCGATCGTATTGAGAGAGCTATCGAATACGCTCTGAATCCGACATCAATCGCATTTGCTAAAGCGGCTAATCAGTATGTTAAGAAAGACACTGGTGCAACCGAAGCTAGTGTTTGGGTTGATAGTGATTTCCCAAAAGGAAAACTGGTATGGGGTACAGAGTATGCTGGGTACGCATATTATAGGGGAACTCCATCTAAAAACCACAATCCTCAAGCATCCATACGATGGGCTGAGGTTGCGAAAGCTCAAGATATGGATGAAGTACTGGATGTGGCAGAAAAAGCAATTAAGGAGGCTCTGTGATGGATTTATTTGCACGAATTGCTGATCACTTACGCTTATTAGGACTTGAAACACCAAGAGTAACAAGCACTGGGAAGCAAATCATTCAAGAAGACAAACCTCCTCAGGACAATGAGCGAGATCTATCTATACAAGGGATTGCAACAGGACAAGGGAAGCAGGACTTGGCTAGAAACAGGCAAATTCCGTTCATGGTTCAAATCATTATCAAAAATACAAACCAATCACAAGCTTTTAATGATGCTTGGAAGATTGCTGACAGCTTTGATAAGTTGCCAAGAAAAGAAAATGGTGAATGGGTCACACTTTGCTCGAGTGATGGCTCATTTTTATTTGATTCGAGCGAAGTTTACACACAACCTAGAAATTTAGGTATACAAGAGCATGATGCATATCTTTATGTACTCACTGTTCGATTAAATATAAGTAAATAGGAGGAAATTTCATGAAAATGAATTTACAGTATTTTGCAGCGGGTGAAGGCTATTCACCTAACTGGATGAACAAATATGAAATCGGTGTAGCTGCAACGGTCGGAGAAAACGGAAAACTTGTGCCTCCAACGACTGTTCACGAACTAGCAGATGGTATTCAGGAAGCAACACCTTCCCAAGATGAATCATCTGAAACATATGAATATTACGGTGATAAGGGTGGATCAAACACCGATATCACACGTGTTACTGGTGTTTATGCTTTTACAGGTCATCGAAAATATGCCACTGATGCAGCGCAAGAATTTGTACGCGATCGCTTAAACAAAGCTGGACAAGATCGAATTGTTTTCTTCCGTCATACTGAGCCAGATGGTCGTGTAATTCAAGGTAATGCTACCTTGTCAGGTATCGTTCATACCGGCGGGGGACCAAACAACCGTGGTAACTTTGAAATGCAAGTATCTTTCAATGGTGTTCCAGAAGATACCAAACCAGATACAACCCCAGAAGGCTAGTCATTGTACTAGCCTTTTTCTTTTACATAAAAAAATAGGAGGAATTACAAATGTCAAAAAACAATTTAATCGAGGTAGGTTTTAAGAAGCAGGTTCAACCAGTAAGAATTGCGGGTTTAGATTTCGGTATAAAAACAGGTAAGAAATATCGTGATCAGTATTTGTCAGAATTACCCAAAATGCTTGAAGTTATTCAAGAGCAAGAAAAGGTTATTAAAACAGCTTCTGAATCAGGTGATTACAAAGCAATCGTTGGAGCTAATGATAAGGTTGAATCCGTTGTCAAAGACGTTATTGATCTAGTGTTAGGTGAGGGGGCTTTCGACAAGCTGATGGATGTTGCAGATGATGAAATTGATTTAGTTGTCGGGGCATTCCTTGAAGTTGCCGATCAATACAAAAAGCTTCAAACGAAACAAAAAGCACAATCCTATATCGACGGTAAAAAGAAATAGAGGTGATGCTTTATGGCATTATCTCTTGCTTGGGGTATTGATGATTCGGTCGTAATCAATGAAAACACTTATGAATTAAATCTAGAATTTTCTCGTGTTCTCCGATGGTACGAAATGTGGAAAGATCCTGAATTATCTAAAGAAGGAAAAGTACTATATTCCATTATCCTAATTTTATCCCATGATTGGGATGAAGAACTTCCCGAAACGATTGAAGAATTAGCAGAAATTATTCCGCAAGATGATTTAATTCCCTTATCAAACGCTATTATCAAAAGGATTGCTGGGGATCAATTTGAAAGCACAACAGTCAAACGTGACCTAAAAGGAAATATCTTAGAAGACGAGGAAAAGAAGTGGTATGAATTCGAACAGGATTCTGGCTACATCTATTCCTCTTTTTTGATGGATTATGGGATGGATTTGATGGTGGAAAGAAGTAAGGGAACGCTGCATTGGGATAAGTTCAACCATTTATTAGCTGGTTTGTCTGATAATACCAAGTTCAAAAATGTCATCAAGATTCGCATGATGGAATACCCAGAAAAAGCCACACCAGATGAAATTGAAGAAATAAGAAAAGCAAAATTAGCGGTGGCTTTGAAAGAAGATCGAGCAAACTTGGAATTTGAAATGATGGATCTTAAGCAAAAACGTGAATACATGTTGAAAAAACAAGAAGAAAGAGGTGAGGTGAAGGATGAATGATGGTTCCGTAATCATTGATGTCGAATTTAATACCGACAAAGCACGAAAGCAGTATCAAGATTTTGGTAATGAAGCGGCTCAACAGTTAGACAACAAGATTGGGAAGTCCAAAGCCTTCAACTCACTTTCTGAACAATCTGTTGAGTTTGCCAAAAAAGCTAGCTTGAGCATTTTAGCTGTCGGTACTGCTGTTGCCGGTTTTTCAATTAAATCAGCAGCTGATATGCAAGCTATGGATGCGCAATTCTCACAAGTATTCGGCAATTTGGAAAAGAATGCTCAAAGTAGCATTGAGTCAATCTCTAAAGAAACAAATATTCTGCCTAATCGTTTGAAACCCGCCTTCACTTCTATGGCAGCATTTGCAAAAACCACTGGGATGGATACAGCAGATGCATTAGATTTAACTAGCCGAGCAACTAAAGCGGCAGCCGACAGCGCTGCTTTTTATGATAAATCAATTGACGAAGTCTCTGAGAGTTTACAGTCGTATTTAAAAGGAAACTACGAAAACGATGCAGCACTTGGGATTTCATCTACTGAAACAACACGAAATGCAGCTGCAAATAAGCTTTACGGCAAATCATTTAACGACTTATCCGAAGCCCAGAAGCAGTTAACGCTTTTGCAAATGGTTGAGGATGGTAACAAGTTATCAGGAGCATTAGGACAAGCTGCACGTGAAGGTGGTGGTCTAGAGAACGTTATCGGAAATATGAAACAAGCCATCACTGATTTAGGGGCAGCTTTTGGTGCGCCATTGCTTGATCCATTTCTTGCAATTGTTCAAAAAATTAGTGGAGCGATGGCAAAACTAGCAGAGGTTTTTAGGGAAAATCCTGCGCTTGTATACGTTGTTGTAGGTGCAGTAACTACCTTAGCTGCAGCATTAGGAGCAGCATATCTTGCAGCAAATAATTTCGCAAAATTGAAGGCAATCATGTCTGGTGTAAAAGCTGGATTTATGGCACTCACAAGTCCGGTTTCGTTGATTATTTTAGCTATCGGGGCATTAGTTACTGCCTTTATGTATTTATATAATACAAACGAAGAATTTAGAACTAAAGTAACTGAGATTTGGCAAGCAATATCAGATTTTATCCAGCCTATAGTACAAGCAATATCAGATTTCGTTGTGAATACATGGGGAAAGTTAGTTGAGTGGTGGAATACAAATCAAGAAAGCATATTAACGTCCTTACAAAATGTATGGAATGGAATTTTGTTAGTTGTTCAAACCGTGCTCAATGCCGTAATTCCATTTATCATGGGAATCTGGGGAATGTTAACAGCATGGTGGAATGAAAACCAGCAAACGATACTTACAACTGTTCAAATGGTTTGGAGTGCTATTCAGGTTGTTTTTGAAATTGCACTAGGTGCCATTCAGTTAGCTGTAACGATTTTTCTTATTGCAATTCAAACATTCTGGAATACTTGGGGTTCAGCTATTATGGCTTTGGTTCAAGTGGTATGGGCTAGTATTCAAGCAATTTTCCAGTCATCGCTAAGCGCGATTATGGCAGTAGTAAATGGAGTTATGAGTCAAATTCAAATCATAATTACGACTGTAATGGGAGTGATTCAAGGTGTAATAAAAGTGATTACTGGCGCAATTAGCGGTGATTGGTCTCAAGTATGGGAAGGCATCAAACAAATCACCTCTTCTATTGTAAACGGCATAAAGAACACAATAGCTAATGTTTTAGAAACGATGAGCAGCATCGTTTCTGGAAAAATAGATGCTATCAAAGGTTTTTTTACAAGTATTGGGGATATTGATTTATACCAAATAGGTAAAGATGTAATACAAGGGCTTATTAATGGTATCGGGTCAATGATTAATGCTGTAAAGGATAAAATATCGGAAGTAGCTAGCGGGATAAAGGATAGAATAACAGGATTTTTCGATATACATTCACCTTCAAGAGTTATGCGTGATCAAGTAGGAAAGTTTATTCCAGAAGGAATTGCAGTTGGGATTGATAAAGGTGCAAAAACAGCACTTAAATCAATGGATAAGCTTTCACAGGACCTTTTGGATGCAACTTCAATGGAGTTTGCAAACCACATACCAGCAATGGATGCATTGATAAATGGAAGACTGACACCGGAGCTAGTATCTGATATTGGAAAAAGTTCATCATCTTCAAATGCTGCTAATCAAATTATTAATAATAATTACCAGTCAAGTGACTTTGAAAATAAAATGGTTGATGCCGTTATAAAATTGGCCAATCGTCCCGCAATATTCAAACAGGAAGTTGATAAGCGGGAATTCTCTAGAATCTTTGCTGAACCAATTAACGAAGAACAAGCGACATCCGAATCTTTTAAAAATATGTTGAATGGGGTGAAACTGAAACGATGACATTTTCTGTAAATTTTAATGGGTATGAACTTGGAGAATATATCGAGGTGTTAAGAGGGTTCACTCCATTTATTGGTGCGAATTGGCAGCCTTCATTGTCAGATACAGAAGGAACCCCAAGAGGATCTGATTTTGAATACACAACATACAAGTCTAAAGTTATACCAATGCCATTTCTCATGAGAAATGATTTAGGTGAAAAGTATGATGAGTTACAGCGTATTTTAAACGTATCTGAACCCAAACCTTTGATTTTCGGCAATCTCCCAAATAGAGTTTTCTATGCAATCCCCAAGGAAACAATCAGCTTTGATGAAATAGTTTTTTTAGGTAAGGGTACTATTAATTGGGTTATTCCTGAGAGTATTGCCCGATCAACGATCGTACAACAGTTTCCGGCTACTCTCAACTCGGATGGTATTCTTGAAGCAATTGTAACGAACAACGGATCAGAATCCGCTTGGTTAGACTATGATATTCATATGAACCATGAAAATGGTTATATTGGAGTTGTTTCTGAGTATGGTGCTATTCAGCTTGGAAAAATTGATGAAACGGATACTGTACCGGCTGAAAAGTCGGAATGGTTGGTTAATGCAATTGGATTTGAGGCATTGAATACTTGGACAATAAATGCTGGGTTCGTACCATTTAAACCATCAGATTTTGTCAAAGGCGGTTCTTGGAAATCAGAGATTAACAAAGGACAAACTTATCTTAATTGGTCAAATATTGGAACAGGGACTAAATATCATGGTGTAACCAAACAATTACAACTACCTGCCGATAGTCATGGAGAGGTCGGAGTTAGTGACAAGTGGGCCCTTCAATTTAAACCTTGGTTTGCGAATACACAAATCGAGGGTGGAGGAGTTCAGGCAATTATCTTGGCTACTGCAGATGGAAAATATCGGACAGGCATTATGATTCAAAAAGACCGCCGATGGAATAATAACTTCAAAATGATTGTGTTTGATGGTGGTCTATCAAACGAAGGAGCCGCAACTACCAAATTTACTTCCAAGTATTTTGATTTAGCAGAAGCTAAGAACAAATTTACAGCTTGGGATAGCGGTATGTTCGAAATTTCCAAAAAAGGAAAGCAAATTGTCATTAAGTTTCCAGATGGAGGCACACATACAATTAATGATTCCGATGATTCGATTAACTATACAAATGTGACAATCATGTCTGCTGCACATGGAAGCAGTACTCCTTTACGAAATATGGGGTGGCTTTATGTCAAGTTAAGAAAAGATAACGTGTATTATGACAAAGATGTTCCAAACCGTTTTGCAAAGTCAACGGATGTTTATATTGACGGTGAAGCGGGAAAGGCTTATGAGAATGAGAAACCAATTGCACATGTAATCGGTAGCAATTTCTTTCTTGTACCGCCAGGAGAAACAAAGATTCAGTTTTCTTATTCAGACTTCAGCGATCCAAGACCTGATGTTGTAGTAAGTATGCGAGAGGTGTATGGATGATGACAGAGATTCCAATCATAGCGGTAAAGAGTCAGTACGATCAAGTACTGGCTTTTTTTAATAATGCAGCACCAAAGGCGATGCATTTCAAAAACGATCGTCTCCACGAATATGTCAAAGGAAATGCTAGTCAGTTCACATTTAAAACTGCAGCAAAACATTCAGATTCTCAGTATCTTGTTGAAGGCAATAAGCTGGCTTTTCGATGGAAAAATAAAGACTATGACTTGAATATTGTCAAAGTTGTTAGAGATGAAAAAGTCGTTGAGATCACAGCTTATTCAACTATGTTTGAACTTCTGTATGAGACTCGGAGAGAATATACCGGAAATTCAATGACTTTCGAACAGTATCTAAATGTTTTTGATCCAGAGCATGTTCTTGTTGTAGGAGTAAATGAAGTTTCTTCAGCTAAAATTTCGAATAAGTGGGAAGGGACCCAAACAATCCTTGCCAGATTGTATTCTTTAGCAACTGTATTTTCAGCAGAGATTGAATTCGCAACAGAATTGAATGATGACTATACCCTGAAACAAGTTACCTTGAATGTTTATAAAGAATATTCAGATGGACTCAATCAAGGGATAGGTCAAAATCGTTCAGATGTCATATTAAAGTATGGCAAAGGAATAACAGGTATTACTAAAACCTCTGATATCAGTGATGGTATCTATACCGCTATATTGGCTTATGGAAAAGACGGTCTTTCAATTAACGACATCGAACGTAATTGGTACAACGAAGATGGCAATCTGGAATATTTCACACGAAAAGGACAACCAAGAATTTATGCCCCATTAGCTAGAGATAATTTTCCATCCAACTTATTTGCCAGTGAAAATGAGCGCTATATCGGTTATGAAGCGGATGATACCGAGTATACTTCGCAGGAAGCTTTACTAGGATATATGCTTTCGGAACTTAAAAAGCTAAGTGCGCCAGAAGTAACTTATGAAATTGATGGCAAATTCAATGTGGATGTAGGGGATACGATCATAGTTGAGGATGACGGCTATAATCCTACATTATATTTATCTGTACGTGTGGCTGAAACTGAAAAGAGTCTCTCAAATCCATCTATCCGTAAAGCAGTTATTTCAAATGTGAAAGAATTAAGCTCTGAAATCGATGCTTCGCTGTTAGCACAGGTTCAAGCTTTAATTGAAGCGAACAAAACATACAACTTCGAAATCCTTACAAGCAGCGGAATCGTATTTAAGAATGGATTCGGCAGTACCACATTAACTGCTCGTGTTAGAGATGGTATCAAGGATGTAACAGATACCTTTAGTCTGAAATGGTATAAAAATGGCACCTTGTTTTCAAACACCAAGACAGTGACGATCAATGCTGCAGATATCGAAGAAAAAGCAGTCTTTCGTTTTGAAGTAGCAGACGATTCGGGGAATGTGCGTGGTGGCGCTGAGGTGACAGTCACGAACATTGACGATGGAAAAGAAGGGGAACCAGGAAAACCCGGCGAAACATTCTATCCACATCGTGGATATTTGATGGCTGATGGTACACTTGTGAATCAGGTTCCTAACACTAACGATTTGCGTATTGCTCAATCTAAATTCTTTGCTTATCAAGGGTCGACTGTTAGCAGGACGGAAGGTGTATCTGTACCTGAATGGGGTGCAACTGATGCTATTAGGCACGTGATTTCTGGCGGTACTGGCGGTACGGTTGCTGCTGTAATGGCTACAGGTGTGTTAGTTAAAGCTAATGTTAAATATGTGCATAGTGTATATATAAAAAATCAAGGAACAACCAAAATAAGATTAAATAATAACTTATCTCAGGCTATCGATGTAGATCCAGGTGAGACTAAACGAGTTATATTTAATCCAGCAGGAAATGCTACTGGAAATGCCTCTAAACAATTTGTTCTCTATCGTATAAATGCTTCAGATGTACAAGATTTCATATTGTGGCGTCCTAAGATCGAGGAAAGTGAGACCACAGCTACTTATTGGACACCTTCTCCACTAGATGACTACGAAAATGCATATCCCAAGTATGAAGGTTTCTATTCGGATACGAGCCAAGTGCATTCAACCAATCCAGACGATTACAAACCATGGACACCATTTATGGGACCACAAGGGGGACAAGGCCCCAAAGGAGATTCAGCACCACTCATTTCTTTATCAGGAGCAACTCAAGCAATCACGGTTGATAAGGATGGAAAGATCACTCCAGCTTCTAGTTTTGCGGTGAACGGAACTGCAGTGAATACCGCTATATCAAATTGGACGTATAGTCTAAACGGTGGGAATTTTGGTTCAGCTGTTCCGACAGGAGTCACACGATCAGGTAATACGGTTACGATTAATCCAGTTACTGCGACATTTGATACATTCACCATCAAGGCGGCAGATGCGACTGTGAGCGATGTATTTACCATTTCTAGAATCAAAGACGGTGGAGAAGGACCTCCTGGCGCAGATGCTTATACTGTGTTTCTTACGAACGAATCCTACACCTTTGCGGGATCAACAACTGCAGCATTGGCTGGATCAACAACAACAGAAGTGATCGTATATAAAGGCATCAATAAAATTACGCCTACTAGCATTACTGTAGGAACTAAGCCGACAGGACTATCCTCTAGCGTAAGTGGATCAATAATCACATTAACAGCTACAACTGCATTAGTATCAAAAAGCGGTACTGTACCGATCACAATCACAGCTGATGGCAAAACATTCACGAAGCAGTTTTCTTACGCTCTATCTTTACAAGGGGCAACAGGGAACCCCGGCAAAGGGGTTGCTGCCGAAGAAATCAGCTATGCTATTTCTCAAGATGGAACAAATCCGCCAACGTCTGGATGGTCAGGGACAAGACCCACACCTAAAGCGGGCTGGTATATGTGGACACGTACCAGATTCATATATACGGACAATACTTACAGTGCTTATTTCTATCTTGTCGCTCAACAAGGCAAAGATGCGATCATTATCTCTGATACAGCACCTGCCAATCCAACAAAAGGAACTTTATGGCAAGATAGCAGCGTTGTTCCTCAGATCATTAAAGTATTTGACGGCACTGCTTGGAGTATGTGGGGGATGCCTATTGATAACTTACTTGCTACCAACATTCTTTCTGAGAATGGGGTGTTCAAAAGGTTAGAAGGGGCCGAGATTGTTGGATCTGAGTTTATAAATCCTTACACAAGATCCTACAATGATGGGACTTTTGCACAGGGTACCCAAAGAATTGGATCTGCTGAACTTTATAACTCAGGGGTAATTAAGAACTCTCAAGGGGCAGTGACCCAATCATACGAGACTATATTTAGTCACCAGTTCGTGTCGATGGCTAGGTATAGCGGGTCAGCTGCAGGAGATCAAAATGAGTTGATCGCATCTGCTTCACTTTCTTTTGATACTTTGACTCTAAATGACAGAGAAAATGGTTTTTCTGGAATGATACATGCTAGACAATTAACTGATACACCTTGGATTAATTTGTCTTATGCGGCTGGTTTCAGGACTTCTGAAAATAATCCCTGCCAGTATCAGATCTCATATAACATGAAGGGAAAGAGAACAATTACCTTCAGAGGGCAGGTTGAGCGAACAAGTGGTGCTATGACAGGGACAACCTATCCTTTTGGGATAGGCACCGTTCCAGCTTCTATCAGGCCGACTGGCAACACATTTAAGCTAGCTGCAGGAGACGCAACAGAATTGCAAACAGTTCGTGTAGCTATGTTGGGGACAGCGCAGCCAAGTATCGGGAATTCTATCCAAATCAAGGTTGTTGGAAATTCTCAATACGTTGATATATCTGCTTTAACATACGACATACCATAGAAACGGAGGAATATTTATGCGATGGACAAGCATTACACCCGAGTATGATCAAGACGGGAAGATTACTAAGTATTATGTTTCAGTTGATAGTCAAAATAAGAATAACGAATCAATTACGGGACAATTAATTATTTCAGCAGATACACTTGATTTAAGCGAAGTTTTAGTAGTTGCAGAAAATAAGATTGTTAATATGTTGACGAAAGAGCAGCCAGAATAGGTTGCTCTTTTAATTTATTGAAAAGTAGGTGGCATATGTTCAGTTGGGGGAAATTAGAATGAAAGAATTATGCTTAAATTATAGAAAAGGTGGTATATATGGTGATTATTGACAATGGAGTGTTACTGAATGAATTTCGAGGGTTGCTGACAAATGGGTATGTCCAGTTGTTCTTATGGGTAGTAGTAGGTGATATTGTTACAGGATTGTGCAAGGGCATTTTCGTTAAGGAAGCTAATAGCACGAAAGGATTGCTTGGTATTGTAAAACACATGTTGGTGGTTTGCTTGGTAATTATTGCCTATCCGTATTTAAAGATTATGAACCTTGAGACGTTTGCTACTGCATTCGTCTTTTTCTATATCGCGGTTTATGGAATTTCAATCACTGAAAACTTAGGTCAATTAGGTGTGCCAATTCCAAATTGGGTCAAAGAAAGACTGTCTAAGTTACAAGATAGTACCGAAAATCCAAAACCTAAAGTAACGGAAATTAAAATCGATTATGGTGACGGACAATCCGAAACTCAATCTTTGGATAGTAAAGATGATCCAGATTACGGCAATGGCCAAGAGTTCACAGATAAGAAGGAGTAGCCACTGGCTGCTCTTTTTCTATACAAAATTGGAGGGATAAACATGAATAACGATAAAACAACAATGGAACATGAAATGGAAAGTTTGAAAAGAGAAAACGATGCATTGAGAGAGACCGTTCGCATCTATCAAAATCATTTAGAAAAAGTAATCGAACACCAAGCGTTTGAAAAATATCGGTCAGTTGTTCGAAAAAATAGAGAGACTGATAGTACAGTCTCTCTATTCACGAGTCAACCTTTATGACAGGAAGGGCAACAGTAGTAGCAACCATCGAATGTAAAACCCGTTGGATTCCATGTTTTAACTTTGTTAATTGCTGAACTGCAATCTGAATGAAATCCGAGATCTATTTGGTTTTGTGGGAGTGGTAAATGGTTACATGATGTTGTGTGAACCTCATGTCTCCCTTTGTCATCCGCATTTTTATTGCAAATATAATATGGCATGATTTAACCTCCTTATCAGTTATTTCAGCAGACCACTTGCTGATAAGGAGATTATAGCAAAAAAATATTGTTAAAAGGAGAAAATAAATAATGAATTTCATCAAGTACGAGTACATCAACATTAATGAGTACTCAAGACCGGGGATCAGGAATAATGGTATCGATGGCATTGTCATGCATTACACCGCCAACAAAGGTGGGACTGCAAGAAACCATAAAGACTATTTTAATAATCTCAAAGGAAACTATGCTTCTGCTCAGTTGTTTGTAGATGATATTGAGGCAATATGCATCATACCTTTGAATGAAGTTGCGTATCACGCCAACGAAATCAGCAAATATAATTCAGATGGTTCTCGATACCGTCCATTATTTTCAAAGATTGGAAATGCCAATTACTCAACGATCGGCGTGGAAATGTGCTTGGATAAGAATGGCAATATCACAGAAAAAACATTCCAGAACGCTGTGAAAGCAGTCAGGGAATTAATTGCTATTTATCCTAATATAACTAGGGAAAAAATTTGGCGGCATTTCGATGTTACCGGAAAGAATTGCCCTGCTCCATGGGTAGCTAAACCAAGTGAACTAGAAAGATTCAAAAATGAAGTTTTCAGCAAGCCTAATGAGAACAGTAATACTGCAAATGCTGCAACAAAACCAAAAGAAGAAAAAAGGAGAGGATTAGCTATGTTTGTATACACACTAATTACAAAAGACGGAAAAGGTCAATTATGGGGAGTTAATGGAAATACACGTTTCCATTTTGCTACAACAGCCGAATATGAACACTATTTAAAGATTGTGAAAGCTAATGGCGGCGATACGACACGCACAAACAAATGGAAGGAAGGCAGTCCAGAAGTACGTGCGGTTGAATTGATGGCTCCTAATGTTTCTCAAAAGTAATAAAAATAGCCCGCTTCGGCGGGCTTGTACATAGTTCATATTCATTTCACTTGCAGTAACCAAGTTTATCCTATAGATTAGTAGGTGCGTGCAATACTCTACGAGGAGTATTAGGCGGTAATGCTTGGGGAAGTGTGCCTAGTACTCTTCGATTTTTTTATTTTAGCATTATTTCAATGTAATAGATATTATTGTTTAGAAATCCGTCTAGTTTATTTGCTTATCTTCAAGAATTATCATGGAATTTAGCCGTCGATAATATAAATAGTATGAAATTCATTTTTTATCGAATCTAAAAAATTGATAAAAAGTTAAAGATGCGTTAGATTTGTATTAGAGGTGATTCTATGAAAGTCGATAAATTACATTATAGAAAAGTAATTAATAGTGCAAAACACCTAGAGTATAATG